GGGGGGCCCCCCCCCCGCCCGGGGGGGGGGGGCCCACACCCCCCGCCCCCCTTTGTAACGCGGGTGCGCGACCTCTACCGCCGCCATGCTGAAGAATTTACCGACAGCATGACTGCGCTGATTGAAATGGAGGGTGCGGGCGGCAGACAGAAAGTGCGCGTATTCAGCCTGCGCGGCGCGCATCTGCTCGGGATGTTCGCCCGTTCGAAGAAAGCCAAGGAGTTCCGCCGCTGGGTGCTGGACATCATAGAGCGGCACAACCACGAGCGCGGCATCCTCACCACCCAATACCATCAGGCGCTGCTGGATTACGCCACAGGCAAGGCGAACGCCAGCCTGTGCGGCAGGGGTCTGAGCCTGTGGAAGCAGGAAAAGCCCGGCATTTGTAACCGCCTCGCTGCCATCGTGCAGAAGATTCAACCCGATATGTTCCCCGCCCCGCGCGGGTTTTTTAATCCCCAAACCTCAAGGAGTAATCCATGACAACGCAAACCATCCAGTACGACAAGCCGTCCTTCCTGCATTGGGAGTCCGACCCGACCAACAGCCGCACGCGCGTCAAAGCCGCCAAGGCGGTCAAGGCAGGCGAGGTGCTGGTGCTGACCGACAAAGGATACGAGCCGTTCAAAGGTACGACCCTGCCGACCATCCCAGCGAGTGCAGTACCGGGTGCGGTAGTCGCCTTTGCCCTGGCCGACGCCGACAAGGACGCGCAGGTGCCGTGCGTTATCCGCAACGCCACCATCCTCATCGACAAGCTGACGGGTGTCGCCGCTGATGCCTTTGATGACACCAAGCCGCTGCATCCGTTGGTCGCACATTGCAACGCGCAGGGCATCGCGCTCAACACGTCCATCGCAACCCAGCGAGGCTTTGAATGAGCGGCATCACCCTAAGCATCGCCCGCCTCTCCGTGGATGAGCGGCGCAAGATGCGCGGCGTCGCCTACGCGGGCGGGGTGCTGTCCTACTACGGCGACAACATCGCCATCGACCTCGACAGCCTTAAATTCGACGGCAAGCAAATCCCGCTCTTGCGCAGCCACGACCGCGACCGCGTTGTCGGTTATGGCCACCTCATGCGCGAGGGCAATGCGCTCATCGTCGAGGGCGAGATGCTCAACAACGACCACGCCAGCGAAATCACCAGCGCCGCTGATGAGGGACTGGAGTGGCAGATGAGCGTCCACATTGAGAGCCGTCGCACCCTGACCCGTAACGCTGGCGATGTCGTCAACGGACAGGCGATTACCGTCGATGAGGTGACGGTGCTGGCTGACGGCGTCATTCGCGAGGTGTCATTCACGCCGACCGGTGTTGATGCTGATACCAGCGCCCGCATTCTTTCCCTATCCCTTAAATCCAACCAGGAACCTGAAATGAACAAAGAACTGGAACAACAGGTGGCAACGCTGTCCGCCGAGAAAGCGGACCTCGCCGCCGAAAACGAAACCCTGAAGCAGCAACTCGCCGAACAGGCGACGGCCGCGAAGCTGGCGCAACTCTCTGCCCTCGGTGTTGAAGGCGAGCGAGCCGCAAAACTCGCCAAAGCCGACGACGACACCTTCGCCGCGTTGGTTGAGCAAATCCAGCTATCGGCGAAACAGAGCGCTGTGTTGTCTGCCAGCTACGAAGGCGGAGCAGCGCCGGAAACCCGACCGAACCCGCTGCTGCGAGCCTAAACCCAACACCTCAGCCCCGAACAGGGGCTTTTTTTATACCCAACAAGGAGTAATCCATGACTACACTCGCCATGCTTGGCCTTACCCAAAAAGAACTGGACGAGGCCGTCAACCAAAAACCGAACGTCCCGTCTCGTCTGCTCGCCGACCCGATGTGGCGCGACAAGAACCTGACCACGACTGCCGTTATGGTCGAGTTTGTCGGCGGCCGTGTCGCCCTTATCCCGACGCGCGACCGTGCCGACGCGCCGAATCAAAAAGCCTTCGGCAAAGACAGCATTGTCCGCACCTTCCGCGTGCCGCATCTCTCTCTACAAACCACCATCCGCGCCGACCAGATTCAGGACGTGCGCAAGGCGGGAACGGCAGACGCACTGCTCTCCAATGCCGAAGCGGTATCGGACGAAATCGCCGAACACCGCGACAGCCACGACGCCACCATCGAACACCTGATGCTCGGCGCGGTCAAAGGCAAAATCGTTGATGCCGACGGCACTACCGTCATTTACGACCTGTTCAGCGAGTTCGGCATTACCGAGCCGGAAACCACCATGCAGTTTGGTGGCACGGGCGACCTCGGCCTCGTCATCGAACAAACCCTGCGCGCGATGAAAAAGGCGCTCAAAGGTGGAGTTGCCAGCGGTTGCACCGTGCTGTGCAGCCCGGAATTTTTCGACGCGCTCGTCTCGCACAAATCCACCAAAGAGGCGTGGCTGCGCTATCAGGACAACGTGTTGGCGCGGGAAAACACCAACGGCAAGTTCGCGTGGAAGGGCATGACCTTTGAAATCTACGACTACAGCATCGGCGCCACCCCGATGATTGAGGCCGGACACGCACACGCCTACCTCACCGGGATGCGTAACGGCTTCGTGCGCTACAACGCCCCCGGCAACATGATGACCGAGGCGAACAAAATGGCGCGCGCCTTCTACATCGACGTGGAAAACCTCGAACACAAGCGCGGGGTGAGCGTCTACACCGAGGGCAACCCGTTGCCGATGTGCCTACGCCCGCAGACCCTGATGCACTTCAAGAGCGCGTGATGTACGCACAACCGCAAGACATCATCGACCGCTTCGGCGCGCGCGAGGTGAAACAGGTGTTGGAAGCCGACCCCGATCCGCAAAACGCCCGCCTGTTGGCGGCGTGTGCGGATGCGGCGGCGCTGGCCGATACCTACATCGCCCGCGCGCACCCGTTGCCCCTACCGTCCGTGCCAGCGGCGCTGGTGTCAGCTACGGCGGACATCGCCCGCTACCGGCTGCACGACGACCAAATCAAAGAGGGCGGCGACACCGGGAAAACCACCATCCGCCTGCGCTACGAGGACGCCTTGAAATGGCTGGCCGACGTCGCGGCGGGAAAGGTGCAACTCTATCCGGGGAGCGGCGACAACCGCAAACCGGATAGCCCGTTGCCGCTCACGGGCAACCATCGCATCGCCGTCGTATCCAGCCCGGTCGTCTATGACCAGGCGACGCTGGACAAGATGGACATGGTGCGGCGGAGGTAACCATGCGCTTTGCGGTATCAACGGACGGGCTGGACGAATCGCTCGGCACGCTACGGCTGTTGGCGACGAAGGGCAAAAACCTCTCGCCAATGCTGGGCGAGCTGGGGCGGGACGAAGAAGCGCGCGTACTGATGCGCTTTGAGCACGGCGAAGCACCGGACGGCACAACGTGGCAGGCACTAAAACAGCCGCGTCGCCCGACAAAAAAACGCCCAGCCTACGTCCCCGCAGGACAACAACGCATTCCCGGCGATAACCCGCTGCGGGATTGGGGCGTATTGCAAGGCTCCATCACCGCACAAGCACACGGCAACATCCTGCAAATCGGCACTGCGACCGACTACGCCCACTATCACCAGTTCGGCACACAGCACATCCCGGCGCGCCCGTTTTTGGGCGTCTCGGACGACCTGCTGGCCAGCATCAAGGAGCTCACACATGCCTACTTCAGCATTTGACGTCAATGCCGCCTACGCGCCCATCGCAGCGCGGCTGAAAACGGTGGACGGGGTGCGTGCTGTCTGCGGTGCCAACGACCTCGCCCAAGTCGTCAACGGCAATACCACGGGGACGGACGGCTACGTCTATCTCATATTCGACGGCATCGCACCCAAAAGCGACGCGGGCAACGGGCGCCACCAACTCATTACCGTGACCTACAGCATCATCATTGCCTCGCAAAATTACCAGCGCAACGGTATGCCGGACGGCGTGGGCAAGCTGATTGGTGGCGTCATGCAGGCGATGGCGGGCTTTGCCCCGCTGGATGATGACCCGCGCACGCGGCAAACCTTGCAAATAGTGCCGGGCGAGCGGGCGGTATATGCCTACGGCTTGAGCCTCTACCCGCTCAAATATCAACTCAATCTCAATTTCCAATCCAAGGAGTAACACATGGCAGCACAACTGCGACACGACGGTTTCATTGGCGAAGGTACCCTGTACATCCGCCGCCTAGACCGCACCGACCTCGGACTGATTCCGGTGGGTAACGCCACCGAGCTTTCTGTCTCGACGGAATCGGAAGTAAAAGAGCGCATCTCGAAAATGCGCGAGAACTACGGCGCGGTGCTCAACACCGTCATCCTGCCGAAATCCGGCGAGCTGAAAATCACCCTCGACGACTTCAACGAGGAAAACATGGCGATGGTCTTCCAGGGCGCGCTGAAACGCGAACAAATGACCTCGCAAACCGTCTCTGACGAAATGGTTGATGTGGATTTGGGGCGCTATTTGCAACTCAAACACGGCTATCTGGAGGCGGCAGGCATCACGGTCAAACAGGCAAACGACACGCCGATTGCCGCCGAGCATTACGAAGTGCATCACCGCCTCGGCATGATTAAACTCAAGGACACCGCGGGCGTGGCCAAAGGCGACAAAATCAAGGTCAGCTACAAAACCGCCGACTGGGAAGCGTGGGTCATCCAGGCGAACACCGACAGCCAAATCAAATGCGAGCTGGTGCTGGACGGACGCAACCGCGTCAATGGTGCGGATGTCAAACTGCACATCCCGAAGGCAACCCTGTCGGCGAGCGGCGCGTTCAACTTCTTCTCTGACGACTTCAACACCATCGAGCTGTCAGGGCGCCCAGAAGTGCCGGAAGGTCAGACCAGCCCGTTCACAGTCACGCTCAAGGCGTAAGGAGGCGACATGAAAATCCGCGCCATCAAACCCTTTGCCCACGGCGACCGATCCTTTGCGGTCGGCGACGAGGTGGACGCGTCCCTTGCCGCTGGCAAATGGCTCATTGAGCAGGGCGTCGCTGTCGAGGTGGTAGCCGAGACAAAAGAGGCGAAAGAGCGGCCGAAACCAGCATAACGTTGTCTTGAACCGGCGATGAAAAACGCAGGCGGCACGGGCGATGCTTGGCAGGCGTCATCCCCCAACAGGAATGACACCATGCCCATTATCAAATGCCCGTACTGCGCCGGTGAAATCGAAACCGGCAAACAAAAAGGCGACCTCATCCGCTGCGAACATTGCCATAAACCGTTTGAGATCGGTGTCACCCGTCCGCGACCGGCGCCAGCATCCGCAGCGGCGTCGCCCGCAGCCCCTGCGCCTGTTACCCGATATCGGGAAAAACCGGCGCAGGACATCAGCGCAACCGAGTTTGCGGGCGGACTGAGTATCGCCAAGTTCGTCGCCTTTATCGGCTGGTTTGTAATACTCATCGCGCTGCTGTCATTTCTCGCCGCACTGTTTAGCGCCAAACCTATGGTGGGCATTGCGATTTCCATTGGCGCGCTGGTGTCAGGATGCAGTTTGCTACTGTTTGCCCACATTGCCACTGCAACGATGAAAACCGCAGACTACGCCCGTATCACCGCGCAGAACTCGATGGAATAATCACACCCCATGCTTTTCCCGGTAGGCGGCAAGGGCGGCGACGAGCAGCGCGTTGTTTGCCAGACCTTGCTGCCTCGCCACTGCCTCAAACTCGGCGATGAACTCCACGGACAGATTGAACGACTTGGGCTTGATGCCCCGGCGGGCATTGCTTTCCCTCTGGATTTGGGCGCGGGACTTGGGCATTGATTTCTCCGTTGTCTTTGACTATATTGCGAAAGAGGGGGCGGCCGTACACCGCCCCCCGTCTGAATTACCAGGCTGGCATTGCCAGCAACAATAAGGTAACCAGAACAACTATTTTGATGAGTGCTTTCATCTCATAGTTCCTTCTGTAGCCCCCGTCGAAAGCCGGGGGTTTACTTTGCCGGACTCCCTTGAGCCGGTAGGTGTATTATAGGCAAGGCTACCATAAAAACAAGCCTAGCTACTGAATTATTTACAAAAAGCCCTTGCATCCGCAGGGGCTTTTTTCATGGGCGCGCGCCAGCCTTCCGCTTTCAGTAGGCGCGTCCTATTGAAAATTGCCGCTGGCAGGAGAAATTCCAGACTGGTCTAATTGCGGCAGGAAGAAGCACAGATACAGGCAATAAAAAAGCCGCCTGACGGGCGGCTGAAAACAGGTCGTTGCGATGTTGACGCATCCAACGACACGAAGTTAACCGGGTGGACGACTAACCTATGAAAGATTTTATCAAAAACCTCAGTTCGTGGATACATTTCGGAGTCAATATGGAAACGAAAATAGAAGCAAAAGCCAGCGAGCAGGGCGCAGACGAAGCGCTGAAAAGCCTGTATGCCAGCCTTGGTAGCGGGGTAAAAATCCTGCTGACGTGCATGGGCATCGCGCTCATCCTTTGGGCGGTGTCCAGTCTGAAATAAATGGTCATGAAAACCTTTCCTGCCAGTTGGGCGTGTCATACGCACAACTGCGCATTGCATCCGCAGGGGTTTTTTCGTATAGTACGCACAAGGCTTCAAAACCTTACAAACAGCGGTTTCCGCACCCGTCAGAATTGCGGTTTTTTTGTGTCCGTGCTCCATCGTTCGTTTCGCATGGCTACAGGATTTTACCGATTTGTTATGGTCGGGAGGGCGAGGAATATAACACCCGCAAGGGGAATAACTCCGGCCGTCTGTTTGCGGTTTTTGAACGTCCCGACCGCCCGTCAAGGGCTACCTTCAAAAGTAACAAACAGGTGAAATCATGAACACAACTATTGCGACACCCGCAGCATTTTCCCTTGAAGCCATCCGTACTGATAACGGCTTGTTCTCTATCAATGACCTGCATAAAGCAGCAGGTGGAGAAAAACGCCATCAACCGGCAAACTGGTTGCGCTTGCAGCAAACCATTGATTTAATTGATTACCTCAAAACTGAGGAATCGAAAACGCAGATGTGCGCTATCCAGTCAAAACAAGGGGTTGGCACGTTTGTCTGCAAAGAACTGGTCTGCGCTTACGCCGCATGGATAAGCCCCGCCTTTCACCTTGTCGTCATCCGCAGTTTCCTTGAACAACATGGCGAAGGCGGACAGCCCGAAACACCCCGCCGCACCACGCCGGACGAACGTGCTGGACTGCGCCAGGCGGTAACGATGCTTACCACCAAGCGCGGGCTGATGCACGACGAAGCCTATCGCCTCATCCACCAGCGTTTCAACGTTACCCACATTGAAGAAATCCCGGCGGAACAGTTGCCGCAGGCGATTGAGTACATCCACCGTCTGGCGCTGGAAGGTGAACTCTTGCCGCCACCGGAAGACAAGGATGCCGACTATATCCGCAGTCATCAAGTGGCGGCAATCGGCCTGATGCACGTCGGGCGGCTACGCTTTGAGGAGCAGAAAAAAGCACTCTTGCGCCTGCGCGACCTCACGGCACAGGCGCATGAAAGGCTGAAAGCGACGCTTGCCGAAACCCGCGCTACCCTCGACCTGACCAACGACATTTTGTACGGCAGTGGTGCGATTTGGGACGGACTGCATGAATCCCTGTTCCATTTGATGTTGCCCGACGAAGTGATGGACGAAGGCAGAAGCCGCGCGCAGAAGCACTACAAGCCGCGTATCTTGGCATAACCGAATTTTTAAGCAGCCCCCGACCTCGGGGGCTTTTTAATACCCAAAACAAAACCCCGCGAGGCTGGCACTTCGCGGGGTTTCTTCATATCACACCTTGGAGAAGGGAATGAAAGCAAATGAAGTATAGCAAAACCCGTGTACAGATTCACCCGAAGGAGGGATTGAAAGTGGAAACCTACGCCAGCCCGTTTGTGCGGGCGTGTATTGGAATCTCGTTGGTGCTGGTCGCCCTCGGCATGATGCTGCTGATGGCCGCACCGTTCGTCAAGGCATGGATGTAAGAACATGGCAACAGAACTGAACGTAGCCCTGCAAATCGACGCACGGGCGAACATTGATGCGCTGCAAAAGACTATCGACGAACTCAAGGCGGCAGGCGGCAGCACCGAAGACCTCGAACGCCAGTTGCAGGCGCTTACCGCTGAACTGAACCGGCTGGAGCAGGAGGCGCAGGCAAACGGGCTGGAGTCGGTCAGCGAAGATGCGCAAAAACTGCGTGATCAGCTCAATGCCACCAGCGCCGAGGCGGAGAAGCTGCGCAAAATCACCGAAGCCAAAATCACGCTTGGGCTTGCCAACGACGACGAGGTCAAAAAACAAATCAAGGAAGTCGGCGAGGCCTACCGACTGCTACAAGAAGAAGGTGGTCTCACCCAAGAAGAACTGGCAAAAGCTGCGGAGCACCACCGTGAGAAAGTCGAAGAACTCGAAAACAGCTTAAAGCGAGCAAAACCAACGCTTAATGACGTCGCGCTTGGCATTGGTAAGGTCGTTGGCGCCACCGCTGGATTGGCAGCAGTAAGCAAAAGCGCCATCGAGTTTGAGACAGCGATGGCTGGAGTTAAAAAGGTCGTGGATGGCACACCAGCGCAAATGGAAGAACTCGCTGGAACGGTTAAAGACCTTGCCTATGAACTCGGCAAAACTCCAGAAGCGGTCGCTGAAATTGCTGCAATGGGAGGTCAGTTAGGGGTCGCATTCGGCCAGTTGCCGGAATTTACCCGCCTTGCCGGACAGATGTCGGTTGCATTCGGCATGACGGCAGAGCAGGCGGCAGAAGCGGCGGCAAAAATCAGTAATGTCTTTGGCATCACGTTGGAAGAAATGCGCGGCCTTGGGGATGCCATCAACGTGCTGGGCAACAATACCGCGGCCAAGGAGGCGGAAATCACCGCCGCGATGCTGCGCATCGGGGGTACAGCCAAACAATTTGGATTGGCGGCAGAACAAGCGGCAGCATTGGCTGATGCCTTCATCGCACTCGGGAAACCGCCGGAAGTCGCCGCGACTGCCATTAACGCACTGCTGACCAAACTGCAAACCGCCCCGGCGCAGGGCAAAGAGTTTCAAGAAACGTTGGACGGTCTTGGCATCTCGGCAAACGAACTGGCGCGCAATATCAGGGAAAACCCTGAGCGGGCGATCGTGGATTTCCTCGGCAAGCTGGAGCAGATGGACAAACAAAGCCGCTCCATTGCGCTGACCAAACTGTTCGGCGCAGAGTACGCTGACGACATCAGCCTTGCCGCTGGCAGTCTGGACACCTTGCGCAAAGCCTTCGGCCTTGTGGCAGACAAAGCCCAAACCGCAGGGGCGATGCAGCGAGAGTTTGAGGCGGCGATGAATACTACTGGCGCTAAAATCGAACAGGCAAAAATCGCCCTCGAGAACATCGTCAAAACCATCGGCTCGCAATTGTTGCCCATTATCAGCACGGTTGCTGACGGGATTGGCGGCGCTGCAAATGCCATCAACAAGTTTGCCGGGGAGTTCCCCTTGGTGACACAGCTTGCAACATACTTGGTGAGCGCCAGGGTTGCCGCGCTAGGCGTCAGCGGTGCGATGGGGGCTCTCGGCATTAGTACACGTGGCGCGATGACTTCGGCTATCGCTTCGGCGGCACGGTTCGGGGAAGCGTTTGCCAGTCTGAACGGGTTTGTCGCTGCTCTAAAAACAGGTCTTGCCAGTCTGGCGCGAGTCGCATGGTTGCCTGCTGGGATTGGTGCCGCCGTCGCGCTCTATCAAGCTCTGAAAAGCGAGGTGGACGCTGTCAACAAAGCGCAACAGGAAGCGATGAAGACCTGGGCGGACGCCGCCATTGCGCAAAACCGTCTCAATATGGCGGTTGCTGCGGGGGCAGATGTGCAGGGCGACTATGTACAGGAACAACAGCGGTTGCTGCGAGATGAGTTGGCGGCGATAAACCAGCGGATAGCAGGTTACCAAGAACAGAAAAAGGCGGCGGAGAGCCGCTTTTTTGTGGACGAAAAAGCCGCAATGGCTGCTGATAAAGCTATCGCCGCTGAAGAAAAACGACGTGCATCTATTGAACAAACCGTAAATGCCACGCAGGAGGCTATCGATAAGGCCAAAGCAGAAGCAGAGGCTACAGAAAAGGCGGCACGAGCAAAAGAACTGTCAGCGCAAGGGTGGGACAAGCTGACCTCGCGAATGGATGCTGCTAACCGCAAAATGCAGGAAATCCCGGAGAACAGTCAACGTGTCATTGAGGGATTGGACAACATCATTAAAAGCGGGCAACAGAGTGCCGCCTCGCTGGAACTCGCCTTTCGGCAAGCCATTGACCGGGTGGAAACCGTCGAAGCGTTACGAGAGGTGCAAGACAAACTGACTGACCTGTCTCGCAGCGGTTCGGACGTCAAAATCAATTTCGAAGCGCTTGCCGATACTATGAAAGCACGTTCGAAAGAACTGCCGAAGCCGCTGGATGACGCCGCCTACGCCCTTAAAGCCTTGGGGCTGGAAGTAGAGCAGGTGCAGGGAGGTATCGGCAAGGCAGCGGCGCAAACGCTCAAAGACTTTGGCGAGGCCGCCGTCCGCTTCGGGACGGACGCAGACAAAATGCGAACCATCTTTCAGGCCGCGCTGAAAAACATGCACAGCCCGGCGGAAATACAGGCGCTCATCGAATCCCTGCGCAAAGTGGGCGAACGGGCAGGCCTGACCAAAGCCGAAATAGAAGACATCGCTCGCAGCGCCGGGGACGCGGCAAGCAAAACCGCGCAGGCATTCGCCAAAATCGGGGTGGACATCGCCGCCGTCAGCAAAGGCATCAGCAGTAATGCGCGGCAGAGCTTTGACGGCTTTGTTGAGGCGGTGAAGGCGGCGAAAGAAGAAGGCATCAACAGCGCCAAAGCCATCCGCGCCGCCTTTGACCACATCACGGCAGGGCTGAAAACCAAAGAAGAATTTGCCGAATACAACCGCGTCCTTGTCCAAACCGGGGCGGTAAACCAACTCGCTACCGAACAAATGCAACAACTGCGTGCAGGGATGCAGGGCGGGGCGGAGGCGGCAAATGCGATGCGTAGCGCCTTGGAGCAGCATGGGCAGGCGACGCAGGCGCTCGCCGACGCCTCCGGCAAAGTCAAAGAAGCGAAAGAAGCCGAAACACAGGCGGTGCGTGATAACGCTGTGGCGCACAAAGACGCGTCCGAGGCTGAAGCCGCCGGGGCAGAAAAAAGCGCTGAAGCCACCGAGAAAAAGAAAAAAGCGCTGATAACCATCTACGACGCCTCAAAACTCAACGCCGAGGCCATCGGGCTGGTTGATGACGCCATCAACAGCATGGTGACCAGCCTGGGACACATGGATGCCGACGACTACCTGCGCAAGGTGGCGGCGATGTCGCAGGTGGGACAGCAGTATGTCGCCGACGTGCAGCGCGCGGAAGCCGCCACCGAGCGCCTCAACCAAAAAACCAGCGACGGCACCGTCTCCATGCACGATATCGCAGAGGCAACGCACGCCGCCAGCTCCAACATCACCGCGCTGGACAGCACCACCTTGCGCAACCTCAACGCCAGCATCGACGCCGCCAAGAAAAAACTGGAAGACCTGCAACAGCAGGCCAAAGACACCGCCGCCGATCTCGACGCGGAACTGGCGCAGCTCAAGGGCGACGACACGAAAACCGCGAAGCTGGAGCAGCAGCGCAAGCTGCGCGAGCTGGAGGGCAAGCTGCAAGAGGCGCGAATCCGTGGCAACGCCGAAGAAATCGCCCAGTACGAGCGTGCCCTCGAACTCCAGCGGCAAATCGGCGCCGAGAAGGCGCGGCAGGCGGCGGACAAGAAAGCCGAGGCGGCAGCGCGCGCGCAGGAATCGCGCAGCCGCGGTAACGCCACGTCGCGCAGCACGACGGCCAGCAGCGCCACCAGTCACGGCGCAGGCGACATCAGCCCGCAGCAGGTGGTGGACGTTTGGGACGACCGCATTGCCGCCGCCGAGAGACGCGGCGCACAGAATTTTGCCAACGAACTCTACAACGCCGCCAAACGGAGCCCGCGATGACACCTTGGACACTCACCCGCAAAGACAACAACGCCACCCTCGAACTACCGGCCGACATGCGCTGGCGTGACGAGTTTGACTGGCAAGCGCTGGCGCAGTCGCAGGTGCAATACAGCCTCGGCGGCAGCGCCATCATCCAGCAGGGGACGATGCTCGCCGGACGTCCGGTCACTCTCGGCGGCGAGTGGATCTGGCTGCCACGTGCCACGCTGCTGACCCTTGCCGCCTGGGCAGACGTGCCGGAGCTGGAAATGACCCTCGCCCACCCCGACGGGCGACAGCTCAACGTCTGTTTTGCCCGCCCGGCGCTCTCTGATTTGACCCCGGTCGCCTACCGCGCCCCCGAAGACGGCACGGCGCAGTACGAGGCGCCGACCATCCACCTGATGACCATCTAATGCAACCCGGTAACAAATTATGACCAAACGCCATACCCAATTAACCACGCAAGACCTGCGCTTTTACCCGACCGAGAACTTAACCGACAGCGACGACGGCGGCGGCCTGATGGTGCGCGACCCGCTCACCGGTGCCGACAACGAGCTATTTAATCCGGTCTCCGACCAAGACCGCACCATTGGCCGTTTTTCGGCGCGCTCGGTGCATGCGGCGGTGCGCCGACCCGATGCCGCCAAACTGGGTGGCGCGCACGTCATCATCAGCAAGCCCGCCAAGGCGGCCAACGTCTCGCACCTGCTCTACCGCGGCGTGCGTTACGGCGAGCGGCGCAAGGACATCATCAAACGGATAGCGGCCTACGCCGTCTATACCATCGAGAGCAAGATGACCCTGCTCTCGACGCAATCGCTCGGCTCACGCATCGTCCAGGCGTATCAGCGCACCGATGAGGCCTTGCCGCTGGTCGGTGATGTCTATTGCCTGCGCCAAGTCAAAAAGGGCTACCCCACCGAGGAGCAGTACATCCAGGTTATCCGCGTCTCCTCCGAAAACCGCACCTTTACCATGCCGGACGGCAAGGATTTTATCCGCGCCGTGGTCAAGATGGAGACCTCGACCGCGCTCACCGCGGATTTTATCGGCGCCGATTATCCCTCCATCACCCATGCCGACCCACCGTGCCTCTTAATGGAGACGCACGTCTCTGACAGCGCCTCTTACTATGGCGTCAAACCGCTGGTTGAGGCCATCCGCGCCAACACGCAGACCATCCGCCTGCCGAGCATCATGGAAAAACTGGTGCCGACCTCGCAGGTGGAGACGCCGCTGACAGATTACACCGCCGCCGGGCAACGCCAGCTCATCTTTGACGCGGCCAAGGGCGAATCGGTGCTTACCGCCTACAACGCCATCAATGACAGTACCGTTCTGCACGCAGGCAACGCCATCACCCCCGGCAGTCTGCGTCTCACGACGAACGGCATCACCATCAGCGACCGCGGCGGCACCCTCTACCGCGGCGATACTGCGGTCGGCACGGTGGACTACGCCCGCGGCGAGCTGCGCTTTAGCGAGACCCTCTCCTCCGGCGGCGTCTGGACGCTCTACTTCCGCCCGGCAGCCGAGCTGCTGCAGGTAGCGGACACCGCCAGCATCCCGGTGTTGATTAACAACCGCAGCTACAACTATGTCCTCACCATCCTGCCGGTGCCTGCGCCCGGCTCGCTGCAAGTGTCGTACCGTGCGCAAGGTCGCTGGTACGACCTGCGTGACGACGGCTCTGGCGCCTTGCGCGGCGGCTCGGCCGGGCATGGCAGCGGCACCCTCAACTACCCCACCGGCGCGGGGGCGCGCT